AATGATATATCAACATAATGTTCATCTGCTGTTCTAAAATTAGATGATGCAGTTGTGTACTGTAATACACTTGTAAAAGGTGATAAAACACTGCCTGAGGTGCCAGCTACACTTGCAATAATATTATCAATAATTCTAACTTTATCATTATTATAACCTGCTAATAATCCTTCAGTTGTAGAACCACCAAATTCTTTTACATTTAATACACTATAATTAAGATTACTACCAGTAGGGGTATAATAAGAGTTTGTTACAAATAATGAACTTGTAATTAATTTTCCTCCTACATATGATCCTGAAAGATTATCTACTTTAGAGTAAAAATCTTGGTTTAGTATACCAAAGGTAGATAATAGTGTTCTTAAACCAGCAACTGTACCCTTACGTTGCAATAATAAAGGTAAGTTATGATAAATACGTTTGTATGATTCTGCTAAAATATCTTTTTTAGATATGTTATTTATATAACTACCTGTAGCAGAAAAATCATTTAATGAGCCACTATATGAAGCACTACCTGTATTAGCACCTAATAAATAATTAGCAATGTTTTGATTACCAAAACTATTAAATATACTTACTCCTAAAGATTGTAACATGTTGTATACAAGATCTTTAGAAATACCAATCTCTAAATTATTATTAGCTAAATTTATTTCAGGGATTGTTTTGATATATATCCATATATTATCAAAAAACTGACCCATCATATTTAAGAAGGTTATATAATTTTCATTATCTGGATCATCTACTACATAACCGGGTACTGAATATTTGAAATAGTCAACATTATTTGAATCATAATTTTCAGCATTTAGAGATGATGATGCATACCAAATACCTGCTGCTGATGATGTTGTAGATAGTAAAACATATGGTTTATAACTTCCTGATTTGGGGAAAGGAGTAATTCCATACTGCGATGTTGAAACTAGACTACCTGATTCAAAATATAAATAATTTTCAAATCCATCAAAATTAGAAATAATATTTACAATACTTGATGATAGAGATAATACTTCAGCACTTAAACTACTTGAAAAACTACCTGAAAAACTACCACTTATTAAATTATAAGTTGGATATTGAGCTATAAGATTATTATAGTTTTCAATTTGTTGTACTTTAGTATAAAAATTATGTACACGTGAAAAAGCAGATCCAAACGTTACAAAACTACCAAATCCACTTTCACCACTTCCATTACCACTATAGTTTATATTAATATCAATACTTTGAGAATTATTTAATTTAAATAATCCTTCTTGATCATTTGCAAACTGATTTTCATAAGGTCCATCAGTTGAATTTAGACCAAATCTTGATATATTACTAAAATTAGGTCCTCTTAATGTGCTGCCTGTTGCTGCAGATAATATAGCATCAAGATTAATATCAAAAACATATGGTGTAGAAATTTCTTCTACTACCCATAATGATGATTTTTCAGTAATAGAATCATCTAAAGTATTATATAATTTAAATAATATTTCATACCCAGTATCAACTCTATTTAAAACAATATTAGTAACAAGTTCTTGTATATTGTTACCAAAATTTAAAAGGAATGGATCGAAAATAGAAGATGTAGTATAAGCTTCTATTAAAGCAAGAGAACCTGTTTCAATTTGATCATTAGTTAGAACAACAGATCCAACTCTAATTTCTGTTCTATCAGGAGAAATTTCTTTAATAAATAATTCTGCTGATGGATAACTTGAAATTTTATTTTTAAATATGTTATATTGAACCTTGAATTCACCTGATGAATAACCTAAATTTTGCAAATCCTGTACAGGATCAATTTCAATAATAGGGTATGTTGAAGACGTTGTACTTAAATTAGATACAGTACCTACTTGAGCACCTGTAGCAGTTTGGTTTGTTGTGTTTGGATCAGAGGTTATTCCTGGATTTAGAGATTCATCTGTAGGTAATTTATAGCTACGATAATTGTAGTTATCTTCTAAGGGATTACTTGTAATATCATAAACATAATATTCTATATAATCATTAAAAGGGTCAAAACTTTTTTTAATATTTAAAGAAGTAATTAACCTTAAGTCATCTGTTTCGTAACGTGAAACTTGACTTGTACTTAGAATACTACCTACTATTTTAATATTATCTGCCATTATCTTATTGCTGTTGAGAACCCTGTCTTGCAGCGTTCACTGTGGTTTGTATTTCTACTAATTGTTGTCTTAATGAAGTAATTTCATCTAATAATGCTTGAATATCTGTATCATCTATTCTTACTTCTAAAGTACCTGCTATTCTTTCTAATAATTGTCTTAAAATATCTTCTGGTAAAAAATCATATAAAGAATTAAACAATGCTAAAAAATCTTCTATTGTAAAAGAGGGTGTAGCGGCATCTTGTGTATCTACTTGAACAGCAGGAGGTAATTGATTAAATTGTCTATTAATTACTTTATCAAAAGCATCTTTATCAAATACTGTTTTCTCTAATAGTATACGAGACATTATCTTATAACTTTAAAATAGTAATTATTATCAGATATAACTGTTTCACCGTTAGTTAATACAGTTTTAAATAATAATTTATAATAACGTTCTGGTTCTAATCCATTCATATAAACATCAAAATAGCTGCCACTAGCATCATAGCTAATTTTAGTATAGTTTGTGTCGTAATCTACGACAATTTCTTCGGTATCCAAGTCCTTTATTGACCAATATGAAGAAGTAGGTAAAGCTTTATTATCTAAATAAAGTGAAGTTGTTTGAAATCTTCTTGCTGGAAATTGATCTCTAACATTTACTCTAAAACGTTGTACTGAATCTTGTTGGTATTCACTTTTATTATTACCTAAGGTAGCTGTAAATAAACTTGAACTAACTATAGCTATTGAACCTGTATATCTTGCATCATTCCATCTTATCTCTAAACATGGAGGATAAATTGTATGAGTATTATTTGAGAAATATTTTGTTTCGAATTTAGATTGAGATGTAAATTCTATAGATGAGCTATGTTTTAAAATAAAACCATAATTACTTATTACATTAATATAAGAAGCACTAACAGCATTTGTTACTTTTAATTCAATATCTTTTGAAATTATTTGAGTAAAGGATTGACTAGCAGCATATAATGAACTAGTATACCATAAACCACCACCTACGGTTGCACTGCTACTGCTTACATAAGAACCTGTTGTTCCTGAAGGGAATGATCCATTATTAAACCAAACACTACCACTATCTTGATCTTTATACTTCCAACTTACGCCATCCACAGTATTAGGTACATTGCCTAATCTACCAGTACCCATATTCCAATCAGCAGCTAGTGGGTGTGAATATAAAGTATAGTTTAAAGGTATGGATGAGGCGTTAGCTAAATATAACTTTAAATAAGCATCAAAACTACCAGTACCTATTTTACTAGCGATTATATCGCTGATTTGAGTAGAAGGGAATTTAATAACGGAACGTGATACTTCATCAGTACCATTAATAGAATAATAAGTGCTAATCTCTAATATTTCATCTAATCCCGTATTGACTGTTGGATAGAATGAATATAGAGTAGCACTCTTTTCAGGGAATATTTTATAGATTGCCATAGTTAGTAATTACTACATATAAATATGTTAACTACCAAACTATTTTATGCCAATAAATGGTAATATTCTTTAAAATGTTTAATACGATCCGGTAAACCTATCGTACCACCATTAACACGTTTAGTAATGGATGTTACTACTGCATCAGTAGCGCCACCATCTGCCATTTTGTGTAAATTGTTCTTAGTGAAAAACCATGCTGCTGATAATAAAGCATATTGTGATGCTACTAAATCAGGATTGATTGTCATATCTACACTGATTGATTTACCAAATGCAGTGTAGTTTTCTTTACCAGTTAATTGGATATAACCACGACCTCTAAATTTATAACCATCACCACTTGCTTCAGTTCCATTACCCATTCTATTTGAGTAAACTTTGTTAGCAATTTTTTGTGGGTTTCTATTATATGGAGCTGCTGCGGCTTCTGTTGGGAAGTATTTCTTAAATATACCATTTAAGCCTTTTGCAGAATAATTTAAATTTTCTTGTGTTAAACGAAAACCACCTGATTCATGACCACATTGGGCTAAAAAGTGTGCTAAACGTAAAGGAGTATTAATACCAAACTTAGCTGCCGTATCAGGAATCATAGCGATTACTGCATCAGGAATATGTCCCTTTAATTTATCTAATTTTAAACCACTAGTATTAGTTATAGGAGCAGGAGCCGAAGTAGGGGTTGATATTGTGGTTGTAGCCATTATTTTATTCCAAGTACCATCACCAACAATACCATCAGGAGTTAAACCATTCTTTAATTGAAATGCTTTAACTGCTTCTTCTGTCTTAGGACCAAAGTTAGTTACTGCTGGTTCAATACCTAGCTTTTGTTGCATTAACTTTACATTTTCGTTATTATCACCTTTTTTTAATAACATATCTTTAATATTTTAATTTTTAATAAGTAACAACTCTACCTTGAATATCTGTATC